GACGACGAGGCAGAGCGGCTGCTAGTCGCCGCCGACCGAGAGGCCCTGGCGGCCGGGTTCTCCGCCGCCCCCATCGACTTCTACCACGACTGAAGGCCGTAGCCACCTGAGATGCCGTCCCCCCCTGAGCACGCCGAGAAGTTCGATGCCCTCGCCGCTACGGTGGAGAGGAACGCCGCCCTCCTCTCCCTCATCGAGCGCGCCGCGAGGGAGATCAAGCGAGCGCCCGTGACCTGGGAAGGGAAGGACGACCTCGTTCGGGCGCTCCGCGCCGCGCTCCCCGAAGACCGCCAGAAGGCACTCCGATGACCCCCTCCCCCTCTCTCCGCCCTCCCGCCGTCCCGCCCGCCCCCGACGCCGGAGGCGTGGCCGAGCAGGCGGCGGCAGACCACGACCTCCACATGGTCAAGGCCATCCTTGACGGCGTGGACGAATTCGGGAAGGTGCTCCCTCAGGAGTCGGACCTCCCCCCGCAGGCCCAACGGCTGCAAGACCTCCTCGCTGAGCTTTACGGCCTGCTCGACATGGACTACGCCGACCGGAACGCCGTGCTCGCCCTCTCCACCCCCACCGAGGGCTGACCGATGAACCACTTTCGTGTTCGCGTGGACGTTGACCTCGACGCGGATACCGTCGCCGAGATGCTGGCGTGGTTCCTTTGGGCCGGGCCAGATGAGACCCCGAGCCTCCGCACAGCGGAGGATTGCAGGCGCGCCTTACGGATTGCGATTCAGAACGCCGCCGCGCGGCACGACTTCGGCCCACCTGAGGAATACCGAGAGGCCGTACGTGAGATCGTGAGGCAGCACATGAGGACGAAGCGATGAACGTGTTTGCCCCCGACCGGCTCACGCCGGAGGCCGTCGCCTACATGATCGGCCGCGTGCTCGACGACCCCCCCGGCGCCGCCGCCTACCGGGAGGAATTGAGGCCGCGTCTCCGCGTTGTCCACGGCCTCGCCTACTCGACCCTTGACCTCTTCGACCCGATCTGGGAGTGGCACCGCCAACAAGGCCGGAGCGCTTGGGAGGCCGTCCGCTTTGAGTTCGGAACCCTATGAACGCCCCCCTCCCCTACTCCGAACGGGACCGCCTCCGCCGCCTCGAAGCCGAGGAGAACGAGCTGCTCGACGTGGTGACGGACGTGCGGCGGCCGATGGCCGTCCGCGCCGTCGCCGAGCACCGGCTAGCGGCGCTCCGCCCCACGCTCGACGCCCTCCAGGCCCGCCTCGACGCCGAAGAACGGCGTGCCGAAGAACTCCCCACGCTCGCCGCCTCCGGTGCCCCGTCCGTCGGGCGTGGCGCGCGGGGGGCGGCGGCCTACGAGGGCGCGGTAGCTACGTGAACGCCGTGACCCCTCCCGCCCATACGAGGCCCGTGCGCATCCTGATCTCCGGCGGGGCCGACCTCGGCCTCGTCGCCGAGGAGACGGGGTGCCCCACGGGCACGCTCTTGGTGCCGACGTGCAACAACCGGCGGGTGCGGGAGGGGTACCCGTTCGCCGTGGACAACGGGGCCTTCACCGGGTTCAACCGCGACACGCGCGCGGCGTTCGGGGACATCCTCGCCAAGTCGAGGCCGCACCGGGAGCGGTGCCTCTTCGTGGCCGTCCCCGACGTGGTGGGGAGCGCGCGGCGGACGCTGGAGTGCTTCGAGGCGTGGCGCCGGAAGCTGAACGGGTGGCCCCTCGCGCTCGTCTGCCAGGACGGGCAGGAGCACCTCCCGATCCCGTGGCACCAGATCGAGGCCGTGTTCATCGGCGGCTCCACCGAGTGGAAGCTGTCGAAGCACGCCGAGCACGTCGTCCGGGCGGCGCAGATCCACGGCAAGCACGTCCACGTCGGCCGGGTCAACACGCCGGGCCGCTTCTCGCACTTCGAGGCGCTAGGGGTGGACTCCATCGACGGCGGCAACCTCGCGTGGCGCCGTGAGCACCGCCTAGCGATCCGTCGCCGCCACGACGATGCCCCCGCCCTCTTCGAGCCCGAGCCCCTAGCCGCCTAACCCCCTCCGCCTCGTGGGGGCCGGTCGCCCCCGCCGGGCACCCCCCGTAACCCGCCGCGAAGCCCAGTCTGTTCCTTGACCTGCTGCAGCCTTTAGATTCAGGCAGGGCCGCCCGGCCCCGCTCCGGTTGGTTGTAGAGGTACCTCCAAACGGTAGGCCGGGGCCGGGTGCGCCCGCCTACTTCTTCTCCGCCTTGCCCTTTCGACGGAGGATGTAGAACGGCCCGGCGACGGTGTAGCCGGTGAACGCCTCGATCATCGCCTTCATCGTCTGGAAGGCCCCGCGTTCGCCCGCCTCCGCCCGGCTCACCTGGGACTGGAACACGCCCAGCTCGTGAGCGACGGCGACCTGGGAACGGGTGCCGCGCGCTTCCTTGGCGACGGCGCCCAGCTCCTCGACGGTGTAGGGGGTGTCCGGCTTCATGGCCGGAAGGTACGGCCTATGAGCGAGAAAGTTGTATGCTCGCTTGACTCATATGCGCCCGGCGGTTATAATTCCCCTACCTCTACAACCGACCGTGCCATGCCTACCCCCGTGACCGGCTACGCCGCTCGCTCCATCGCAGAGCTAGAGCGCACCGTCGAAGAGCTCTGGACCGCCTACGGCAACGCCCGCACCGACGCGGGGGCCGAGTGCATCCGCGAGGAGATCCGCGAAGCGCAGGCCGCGCTCGACGCCAAGCGCGCGACGCAGGACGCCTGCACCCTTCCCCGCTTCGCCAACTGAGTTTCCACGGTTTCCGCGCTTTCCACGGTTTCCACGCCTTACGAACCGTGGAAACCGGGCTGCAGCACCACCCATCCGGCGCCCCGTAAGGCGCCCCCTCCTGAGTCCCGTTGCCGAGTCCGTCCCCCACCACCCCGCCGCTCAGCGGCGGATTCGACCCCAACGCCGTCCTTGCCCGCGCCTTGGAGCGGGGGCAGGCCGGTTCCCGAAACGACGCCGCCGTGTGGCTGTCCTGCCAGCTCCGAGACAACGGCACCCCGCTAGCCGAAGCGGAGGGGCTGCTGCGCGCGTTCGCCGCCGACGTGGGGACGCCTGAGGGGAAGGGCCGCTACACGAAAGCGGACGCCCTCGCCACCGTGCGGAGCGTCTACCGCCGGCCCGCGCGTGAGCCGTGGGCCGGGAGCCAGACCGGAGGGGCGAAGCCGGCGAAGCGGCCCCGGAAGCGGTACGACCCCACGAAGGTTCCGAAGGTGAACGGGGAGCTAGGCGACGCCGACGCGGCGACGCGGGAGGCCGTCCGATTGCTGCAGATGGACCCCGAGGAGGCCGCCGCGCACTCCGCTTTCATCCGTAGGGAGGAGGAACGGATCGAGCGCGAGGCCGCCTCGCTCAACCTCGACATCGAGGACGCCCCGCTCTTCCCCCGCGCCGTCTACGACCTCCTCCCCCCGTCCATCGTCAACGCGGCGGCGCACTACACCGAGCCCCACCAGCCGGACGTGTTCACGGCCGGGCTCCTGCCCGTTCTCGGGGCGATGCTCCCGAACGTGTGGACGCGGCACCAGCGCCGCTACATCTCCCCCAACACGTACGTCGTCGTGACGGCGGAGACGGGCTCGGGGAAGAACGTGCTAGAGGACGTGCGGGCCGTGGCGAGGCCGCTATCGGACGCCCTCGCCCTCCGCCGGGCGGAGGAACTGGCCCGGTGGAAAGACGAGAAGGAGGCGGCCGAAGCGGCGGCGATGGCCGTCCCCACGGAGCCCCCCCATTACCGCCTCTTCGTCCCGGCCAACGCCTCGGCGACCCCGTTCCTCCGCGCGCTGCAGAAGAACGAGGGGCGCGGGCTCGTGTTCGAGACGGAGATATACCCGCTGACCCAGGCGAGGGGGAACGAGTGGGGCGACTACACCGCGACGCTCCTGCAGGCGTACGGCCACGAGACGGTGAGCCTCCTCCGTAGCCAGGAGGAGTTCTACATCCCGAACCCCTGCGTCTCCGTCACCCTCTCCGGCACGCCGGATCAAGTCCTCCGCCTCATCCCCTCCGTCGAGGACGGGCTGTTCTCGCGGTTCGGGTTCTTCTACTTCGTCGGGACCGACGAATGGATAGACCACGGCCCGGCCGCCGGCTTCGACGACTTCAACGCCACGCTCTCCATCTTCGGGGAGATGATGGCCCGGGCGTACCACACGCTGCACGGCCGGCCCGAACGGCTCTTCGTTGACATCTCCCCGGACGGGTGGGCCACGCTGCAGGAACCGTTCCGGCAGATGAAGGCGCGGGCCATCGCCAACGGGCAGCGCCCCCTCATCTCGGCCGTACACCGGGGGCCGATCATGGCCGCCCGGTTCGCCATGTGCCTCACGCTCCTCTCCCACATCGAGGAGGGGCGCGACCTCACGCCCACCGTTCGGAGCGTCGAGGTACGGGAGAAGGCGGTATGGGCCGGCTCCATGATCGCCGCCACGCTGGTTGACCACGCTTTCCGCCTCGCCCAGCACCTCCCGAAAGCGCAGGCCCTCAAGACGGCATACAGCCGGGACGTGCTTACCCGGTTCGCCCTCGCCCTGCCGGATCGGTTCGACCACCAGGCCCTCCTCTCGACGGCGACGGCGCTGGAGCTCAAGCAGAGCGCCGCCTACAAGTACCGCGCGAAGCTGCTGCAGCTCGGGTGGGCGGAGCCGGACGGCTACGGGTGGTGCAAGAAATCGCCCCGCTGCCCTTCGCCCTCGTCCATTGGTACACATGGTATTGAACATGATGACTAGGACCGAGCCCGGCACTTTCCACGGTTTACACGGCGTGGAAACTGTGGAAACCCCGGAAACCGTGGAAACTGGCACCCCCCTAGCCACGAAGGGAGGCCGCCCGTTCACGCTCTACCTCTTCGGAGACGACGGGAGCGTGTTCGGGCTCGAACCCACGTCGTACGAGGGGCAGCCGGCCTACGGGATCGTCGCCCTCCGCTACTCGCTCGAGGTGGAGGTGTGCGGGAAGCTCCAGCGGGTGGACCTCGCCGGTTCCTTCGGGATCATCGAGCCGGACACCGTTCGGCGGGAGTACCTCGCCAAAGGGTTCCGGGTCGTGAGGGGCCATGCCATAACGGAGGCGGCCCATGCGTAGCCCCGAGCACCACGAGCAGGTCGCCGTCGTCAACTGGGCGCGGTTCATGGCCGACACCGGGCGCCTCCCCGAGCTGGCCCTCCTCTACGCGGTCCCGAACGGGGGCCACCGGGAGAAGGCGACGGCCGGGCGGCTGAAAGCCGAAGGCACCCGGCGCGGCGTCCCGGACCTCTGCCTCCCCGTCCCCCGCCTCACCGTGGAAGGCGGCTACCTCGCCGGCCTCTACGTCGAGATGAAGGCGCCGGGCGGGTCCACGTCGCCGGAGCAACGGGCGTGGATCGCCGCGCTCGGCTCGCTCGGATACCGCGCCGTCGTCTGCCGTGGGGCGGACGCCGCGAAGGCCGAGATCGAATCCTACCTCGCCCTCCCCCGCGTCGCCCCGCTCACCGTGGGAGATACCGTCCTCTTAGCCGCGCTCCCTCGATGAAGGTCAAGCACATGGCCCCGGACCAGCTCGCCAAGCTCCGCAAGAACCGGAGCGAGAAGGCCGCGCCGCTCCCGCCGCTCCGCGTGGTGGATCACCGCGCCCTCGCCGGCCTGCCGGAACCGCCCCGCGAACACGTCGAGCCCTGCCCGACGATGCAGCACCGGAATCAGTACCTCACCGCGCTCCGTCGCTCCGTCCACGCGAACGGGGGCCGCGTCTCCGCTGACAAGGAAGGCACGATCCACGTCCGCTAACGGCTCCCCATGTACGCGCTCGTCCACAGCTCCACCCCGTCCCGCCCCGTCCGCCTCCTCTCCGGCGAGATGGTCTCCCCCTACGCCCGCACCCTCGTGCATAGGTTCATGCGGATGACGGGGTGGACGGCGCACGAGGTGGAGCGGCGGGGCTTCCGCGTCCGCTACGAACCGAACGCCTCGCGCATGTCCCCCTCGCTCTCGGCCGTCCTCGACGCCCTCACGCCGGAGGCGTTGCCGCCGGCCCCGTTCCAGCTCGGCCCCGGCGAGACCGTGCGCGACGTGGCCCGCTTGCTCGCCGGCCTCCGCGCCGACCTCGACGGGGGGCCGCGGCAGCGGGAAGCCGCTCACCGCCGGCTCCGCAAGCTGCTTGACCTCGCCGGTTCCGCCCCGGGCGCTGGCCCGGGCGCCGCCGCCTCCGGGGGCGCGGCGGACGGCACGCACGACCCCCCTCTCGCTGTGAGCCCCGCAGGCGCACGCGAGCCCGAACCCGGCCCGGATAGCGGCCGGGCGATTTGAGCGCCTTCTAACGCTGTTCCCGGCTCCCACAGAGCCCATCCCGATGCCTACAGAGAAAGCCCCTGCCGCGCTCGCCCTCGTGTTCGTCCCGATCAAACCGGACGGCACGCTCCCCCGCCTGCCGAGAGGAGCGGAAGTCGTTGACCCCTCACTCGCCAAGGACGTGGCGTACCTCATCGGGTACGCCGAGGGGTCGTGCGGGCACATCCGGCTCCCGCCCCCGCGCGGCGAGTGGGGATGGGTATCCACCATCGAAGAGCCGGAGCCCGTCGTGCGGGCGAACCGCGTCCGCGAAGGGCTCCGAATCAACCTCGGTGTCGCCGCCGGCGGCCCCGCCGCCTAGCCCCCCGAGAACCGATGAACGCACCCCCCGACCCCACCCCCCTCTCGGGTGACGACCTCGCGCGGCTGATCGACGTCGCGCTGGAGGAGGCCGAGCGCGAGAAGCCCCTGTGGGACGCGCTCGACGCCGCCGTAGACGCCCACGGCGCCGAGGCCGTACGCCACGCGCTCCTGAGGCTCGCCGCCGACGGGGCCCCCTCCGCCCGCCGCGCCGCCTAGCCCGTAGGGCTGCCCTACATTCCGGCTCCACCCCTCCCGCTGCCCATGCCCCCGCCGCTCCCCGTCGCTCAACTGTTGAGGGTGTCCACCGAAGGGCAGGCCGACCGCCTCGGGCTCCCGGCGCAGGAGACGGCGAACGGAGAGACGTGCCGCCGCTACGGGCTGGAGATCGTGGACACCGTGCGGATCGTGATGAGCGGCGCTGACGTGGCGACCTCACCGGGGATGGAGCAACTGCTTTCGTTGGTGGAATCGGGGCGAGCAAAGGGGATCGTCGTAGCGGCGTACGACCGGCTGTTCCGCCCCGAACGGTGGAGCGACCTGATAGTCCTCCAGCGGCTCCACGATGCCGGGGCCGGCATCTGGACGCCGACGGGGCAGATAGACTTGACGACGGAGACGGGGCACATCCAGGCGACGCTCTACAACCTCTTCGCGGCGATGGAGCGGCGGCGCATCCGGGAGCGCATGGCCGCCGGGCGCGAGGAGAAGCGGAAGCGCGGCGACCACTGCGGGTTCAAGCACTCCATCCCGCTAGGGCTTGACTGGACAGAGGAAACTGGGTGGAGCTACACGCCGGAGATCGCCCGGGTGGCCGAGTGCTTCCGCCTCTTCCTCTCCGGCGAACGTTCCCCCGAAGCCATCGGCGCCCGCGTCGGGCTCGGGCGCACGACGGTGCGGTACGTCCTCCAGAACGAGGCTTATACCGGCTGGCGCGTCTACGACGAGAAGCGCGGGGCGGAGAAGCTCCCGTGCGGCGACCGCCGGAAGGTGAAGCGGGCCGAAGGCGAAGTGCTCCGCGTCCGCCTCCGCGACGCCTCGGGCACCCCGCTCCCGCCCGTCGTCAGCGAAGAGGACTTCGCCGCCATCCAGCACCACCTCGAACAAGGGCGGCTCCGGAGCGCGCGGGCGAACGCGGAGACGGAAGGGCACTTCGTCTACCGGGGCGTCCTCTACTGCGCCGTGCCCGGCCCCGAAGGGGACCCCTGCGGGTGCGCGTTCTACCACTCGGCCGGGGCACGGTACACGAGCGGCCCGCGCCGCGGCGAGCGGAAGCGGTTCTACCACTGCCGCACGATCAACCCCCGCTACGGCCCGCCGTGCGGGAACCCCTACCTCTCCGAACACCTCCTCGACCCCGTGCTCGACGCCGCCCTCGCCGGGAGCCTCACCGACCGGGCGTTGCTCCGCCGCGCTCTAGAACGCTTCCAGACGCGCGCGGGCGCCGAGGCGGTGTCTACCCCGGCCTTCGACGCCGCCGCGCTCCTCGCGCGCCTGGAAGAGCGTAGGGGCCGTGTGCTGGATGCGTTCGTGGACGGCGCCCTCACGCGGGAGGAACGGGACGCGCGGCTCGCCCGCCTCGACGGCGAGCGCGACCGCCTCCTCGCCCTCGGCCCCGTCGCCCCGTCGCCCGTTCCGGCGGCCCGTCTTAGCGCTTCGGACGTGCTCGCCGTGGTGCGGGTGTTCCGGCGGTTCCACCGCCGCAGCTACGAAGCGAAGCGGGCCGCGCTGGAGGCCGTGCGGCCCCGGCTGTTCGTGGACCGCTACGCCGTCCGGGGCGTCTGGCTCGACGGCAGGCTCTTCGGTGCAACGGAAGCCTCCGCCGGTCGTAACTCGGGCAACCTACTTCAAACGGTTGACGCTTTCGCTACCGCTCCGGGGCTCCCCCGGGGCGGGTTATACATCCCCCTCGCCGCCTAGAACCATGTCCCGCCTCCGCATCATCGCCCTCGAAGCCGAGGGCACCGACGACGACGTGAACGCCGCCCTCCGCGGCCTCGTGGACGGCCTCACCGGCCCCACCCGCGTCACGCTCAACAGCCCTTACGGCTACCTCCGGGCACCCGGCGGGGGCCGCATCCCGAACGGCACCGGGGGCGACGTGGAGGGGGCGTTCGACCCGGCTTCCTCCGCCGCCGTCCTCTTCGACGGCGAGCGCACGCCCGTCAAGGTGCCCGGCTTCTGGCTCGCCCTCGCCTGAGCGCGGGGCGCCCCCCTCCCCACGTCGGCCGAAGGCCGGCGACCTACGCCCAATCAACCCCCCTACTGCCATGCCTGCCGAGACCGAGACCAAGCGCACCGCGCTCACGCCCGTTGACTGCTGCGTCTGCGGCATCTCGTTCGGGCTCCCGAAGCACTACGCCGACGCCCGCCAGGAGGACCACCGCACGTTCTACTGCCCCAACGGGCACAACCTCGCATGGAGCCACCAGAGCGAAGCGGAGAAGGCGAAAGCCGAGGCCGAACGGCTCCGGGGTGAACTCGCCGCCGCGCGTCAGGACGCGAAGTATCAGCGGGAGCGCCGGGAGGCGGAGCAACGGCGAGTGATCGCGTTCAAGGGTCAGCTTACGCGAGTGAAGAAGCGCGTGGCCGCCGGGGTGTGCCCATGCTGCCACCGGACGTTCCAGAACCTCGCCGCCCACATGAAGGGGCAACACCCCTCCTACGCCGCCGACGCACAGACTTCCTCTTGACGGGTCTGCGCCGGCCCCCGCGCACGCCCACACCCCCAACCCTGCCATGTACCCTGAGCCCGAAGACCTCGAACGCATCCGCACCTGGGGGCCCGGCGAGCACGGCGACTTCCCCGGCCTCATGGACTTCATCCGCTCCCTGTGGCACTTCGCGGACGCGGGGTACTTCACCCAGGAGGGCGAGGCGTTCCACCTGTCCACGGCCGGGTGGAGCGGGAACGAGGACATCATCGAAGCCCTGGAAGCCAACGGGGTGTTCTGGATGACGTGCTGGCAACGCTCCGAGCGCGGCGGGCACTACCGCTTCACCGTGAAGCCGTGGCCGAAGCCGGCCCGGGTCTAGTAGCCGGTCCCCGGGGCCCGCCTGGGGGCCGCGCACCCCCCGCGGGGAGCGGGGCTCCGGCGCGGCTACTCGGGCTTCCCGTGCTCGCGGGCGGCCCGCGCGGCGCTCCGCATCTGGCCCACCGTCGCCGCCGTCTCCATCGCCGCCAGGAGCACGTCGAGCCGCTCCTCCGCCGTCGTCACCGGCGGCTCCGGCGGGTCCGGGACCTCCTCCGTCGAGATGACGTTGTTGTCGGGCTTCGTCGGGTCGAACCCCCCCGGCCCATAAGTGACCACGGTTGCCATTCGGGTGTACCTGTTTCTTAAGCGGCTCGGACGTAGACGCGGGCGGGGGCGTTGTTCGGGCTCACCGCCGGGGCCGGGTCGGGCAGCGCCCCCGTGACGGCGGACGCCGTGTACCCGGTGGAGAACTGGTTCGCCGGCGGCGACGAGAACGCGACGACGACCGACGGCGTGGACACCGTGCGGATCGTGGCCCCCGTCGTCGGCCCCCCCTGCCACGCGCACGCGAGCCAGTAGAGCCCCGGCGTGAGGGCCTGGGAGACCGTGATGTCGTAGGAGGCGGCGGCCTGCGTCCCGTCTATCGTCCCGGCGTCGAGCACGCGCGCCCCGGGGCGGCCCGAGCCGTCGTCGGAATAGATGCCGAGGCGGAGGAGGGCCCCGGCCGAGCCCGAGACGGTGATCTCGACCCCGATCCGGTCCACCGTGCCCGCCTTCGCCACGAGGAACGGGCCCCACCGGCACACCCCGTTCGCGGGCGACGTCGTGCCGGCGTTCGCCGCCGGCCCGGCGTAGTAGAGGCCCGCGACGAGGTGGGCCCCGAAGAGGGCGGCGGCGGCCGGGACGCCGAGGTTCGTCCGCGCCGTCGCCGCGTCCGAGGCCCCCGTCCCCCCGTCGGCAACGGGCACGTCGGTGCCCCCCGCGCGGTAGAGCGCGTTCCCCTCGACGGCCACGTCGCCCGCGCCCGTGCGGGTGAGCGTGGTGTCGCTGGCGTGGCCGAGGTTGACGCCCGTGAACTGCGGGGAGTCCCCGGTGGCGAGGCCGAGCGCCGTCCGCGCTTGGGTTGCCGTGAGGTCCTCGGGGTCGCCGGTCCCCGTGGCCGCCTGCCGCCCCTTGATGGTCCCCTCGGCCATGTTGGCGAGCTTCGGGTTCGTCACGGCGTCGTCGGCCAGCTTCGCCGTCGTGACCCCGCCGTCGGCCACCACCGTCGCCGGGAGCTGCGCCGCCGGCACCTTCGCGCTCCCGTCGAGCGAGGCGACCCCGTTCGCCACCCCCTTGTCGCTCTCGACGAGGACTTCCTCCCGGCGGTGCCGCGTGTCCTTGTAGAAGGCCATCGGGGGAGCCCTCCGGGCTCAGGCTACGAGGGGGAGGTCGATGAGCATCTCGTTCAGGAAGTGCGCCGCCACCACCTGCCCGCCCGCGGCGCTGGTGTGCCGGGCGTCCCCTTCCTCGAGGAGCCCCTGCTCGTCCACCTCCGAGAAGTCGCCCATGAGGGTCAGGAGGTCGAGGAAGGCGCACCCCTCCTCGCGGGCGACGCCCCGGATGGTGTCGCGGATGTTGTCGAAGTGGTGGTCGGCCTGCACGCCGTAGTTCGAGACGAGGAGGATGGACGGGGCCGGGAGCGCGGCGGCCACGTACGCCGCCCGGATGCGGCCGAGGAGGACGACGTAGTTGTCGTAGAGGATCTCCGGCGCCGTCCGGTGATCCAATGACAGGTCGGCGTTCCCCCCGATGTCGATGGAGACCGCGCTCGCCCCCGTCGCCGCAAGCGCGTCCGCCCAATCCGGGTCGTCCGCGTCGTCGAGCACGTCCACCCAATGCTGGCTCCGGCTCCCACCTTTGCCGAGGTGGTGGACGCGGACCCCTCTCCCGGTGAGGCGGAGGTCGGCCCCGGTGATGCGGACGCCCGCCGCCCCCGCCACCGTGACCTCGACGGTGAGGGTGTGGGAGGCGAGGGAGAGCCCGGTGACGGCGACGGAGCCCCACGCCGGGGCCGCCGCCGACGTGCTCACGGCGCCCCCCTGCTGCACGCCGTCCACGAGCACGCGGAACGTCCCCCCGTTGACCTGCTTCTGGTAGTGGACGACCGCCTGCTCGAACGTCGCCGTGAGCGCGTGCGTGGCTCCTACTTCCGTCGAGGTGGCGTCGATGAGGTTCAGCCCGACGGTGCCGGCCGTCTCCCCGCGGTACGTCCACGCCCCCGTGATGGCCCGCGTGACGTTCTCGGGGAGGTTGTAGCTGTGCGCCCCGAACGAGTTGGGGGCAAAACTGACGTACCCGATCCCGGCGTCGCCGTAGAGCGTTTTGAGCCGCCGCGCCAGGATGGGGACGTGGCCGCGCGGCCACGCGAGCATCGTGTTCGAGATCCCCAGCATGGCGATGACGGCCTGCTCGTCGTCGTACCCCTCGACGGCGGCGAGCTCGGCCCGGATCGCGCCCAGCCGCGCGTACCACGCGTTCATGCGGCCCCGCCGCTCGGTGCCGGGGCGGTAGCGGCGGTCGAGCCGCTCGTAGAGGTCGGCCGGGAACGCCCGGTCCGGCGGCACCGCGAGCGGGATCGGCCCCGGCGTCCCGTACTTCGCGTAGACGTCGAGCGTCCCCGTGAGCGAGGTCCGGTGCCATTCGAGGTCGAGGCGGTACCACCCCCCCACCGGCTGCGCGATCTCCGCCTGCGTGAACGTCTGCTCCGCCCCCGTCCCCGTGTACGTGGCCGAGACGGTGTAGGCCCCGATGGCGACGTTCTCGTCGTCGAGGAAGACGGCCCGGAGCGCCCACGTCGAGGCGGCCGTCGCCTTCCCCTTGACCTCCCACGAGATCAGGTCCGAGGCGCGGAGCCCGGCGAGCTCGTCGCGGTAGACGATGATGCCGCTGGTGTTCGTGGCCCGGAGCGTGTGGGCGTCCTCGATCCCCATCGCGTAGTAGGGGTTCGCGGCGTCCTCGGCGACGGTCGAGAGGTTCGACGGGTTCGCGTACCGGCGGCGGAGCCGCCCGTTCGGCCCCTCGGTCCCCTTGTAGTCGCTCGCCACGGCCGGGAGCACCGACCCCGGCTCCTGCGTGAACGGGTCGCGGATGAGGGCGGCCGGGCGGCGGTACGCCGGGTTGTGCGGCGCCATCGCGGCGGCCATCCCGGGCGTGACCCAGAGCGGGTCGTCCTCCGCCTGCACGGCGTCGGGCGCCGTCGCCCCGAGGAAGACCCCCCCGCTCCCGAGCTTGATCGCGTCGGTCCCGCTCTCGCGGTACGGCCCCCACGCGACCCAGACGGCCGTCGCGGGGATCGTGACGTTCTGGTGCTTGAGGAGCTCCCACCCCCCCGTGCCCGCCGCGCTCCCCGTCCGGACGAGCGTCCCGACGAGGTTGTCGTTCACGTCGTCGAAGCGGTAGAAGATGGAGCGGTTCGACGTCGTGGGGCACTTGACCCAGTGGTTGAGGCTGATCACCTGCCCCGCCGCGAGCCCGACGGCGGCCAAGAGCACCTTCGGCCCGCCGTAGTCCGGGTTGTCGTCGGCGAGGCTGAGGGCCTGCCCGTCGTTGGGGTCGTACTCCCCCGTGACGACGGAGAGCAGGTTCCCCGACCGCCACTTCTTGATCGTCGCCCCGGCCGCCGCGCGGAGCGTGGTCCCGTCCGGGGCGTAGATGGCGGCCTCGGTGACGATGCTGGTGTTCGGCGTCGCCTTGACGCACTTCGGGTCTATGGCGAGGTTCCGGCGGCTCACCGTGACGGCGTTGGCCGCGGCCGAGGCGGACGCCGCCGCCGCGTGCCCCGCCGCCCCCATCGTGAAGCTCGCGCCGGTCGAGACCGTGTACGGCCCCGTCGAGTGCGCGTGGAGGTAGGCGTCGCTCCCGGCCGTCGTGATCGCCGTGAGCTGGGTGTTCGCGTTGGTCGCCGCCGTCGTGGCCGTGTTGCCGGCGCTCGTCGCGTTCGCTATCGCGGCGTCGTCGGCCGTCGAGGCGAACGCCTTCCCGGCGTTCCGGCTCACCCTGATCCGGTCCGTTGCCATCAGTTCCCCAGGCGTAGTTCGGTGATGTACTCGGCCTCGTCGGCGGCGAGCGCGAGCTCGGTCCCCTCGACGTCGGCCTCCGCCGTGTCCAGCGTCCAGTCGATGAGGTCCGGGGCCGCGTAGTAGCTGTAGAGGGCGCCCTCGCCGACGGGGTGCGTGTTCGCTATGGTCCCGGTGAAGACGACCGCGTAAGAGCCGGTCCCCCGCGTGCAGGTAGACACCGTGAGCGTCTCCTCCGTCGCCTTCCCGACGCCGAGCGTGACCGACTGCCCCGGCGCGACGCGGGCGCGGAGGTTCACGCGGTCCTCCCCCCCCACGACCTGCCCCTCTATCGTCGTCTTCTGCCAGTACTTCGGGACGTGCTGGGGGAGGAGCCGCTGGGACGCCGAGGCGTACTGGAACCGCGTGAGGAACCGCTCCAGCCCCCCGCCCGTGTCGCCGGCGGCGACGTACCCGTTCAGCTGGAGGAGCGCCCGGCGGGCCGAGAAGTCCTCCAGCCCCTGCGCCGTCGTCGGGTCGCCGGCCCCGTACGCCCCCGCCTTCCACCCCGTCGACGAGCCCTGGTACGTCGGCTGCTCGTCCGCCACCAGGGTCGTGAGCCCGGTCTGGGAGTCGGGGAGCGGGCCGTCGCCGACGGGGTGCTCGGACGCCGCGTCCCCGGCGGGGATGGACTCCTCCAGCCCCGGGGAGCCGGCGCCTTTGGTGACGACGGCGGAAACCGTATCCGGCTCCGAACCCTCCATCCGAAGCGATATGATCACGTCGTCAAAGGCGACGGCGGCCCCGATCCCGGTGGGGCCGTAAAGCGTGGTGGAGACGGTGCCGGAGACGATCTCCCCGCCCTTGGCGTACCCCGTGGCGAAGATGGACGCCGCCCCCATCGCCAGCCACGCGTCCACCTGCACGGAGCCAGAGCCGTGGAGCCACTGCGTCACGCCCGACGCCCAGTAGTAGAACGTGAACGTGTCCCCTTCGTGAACGTCAGCGTCTAGGTCCCCCTCCAAGACGCGCCCCCCGATCCGCGCCTCCTTCGTCGTCGTCAGCGTCGCAACGTGGTCGTCGCCGCTGAACCCGTACAGCGTCACCCCGGCCGGGATAACCGGCGTCCCGGCGGCGGCCCCAGAGACGCCGTTGAGGAGGGGTTCAACCCACACCTTCGCGGGGCTCCCGGGGCGGCTGTCAATCACCACGGAGGCCGTAGCGCGAACGAGGCCGTAGTCCCCGATCTTGAAGAGGATGCCGCCGTTCTGCGTGAGGGAGCCCGGGATGGGGGCGAGGAGCCCGAACGCGTACGAGACGTGCAGCGACCAACCCGCCGACGCGGGGAGGTACACGTACCCCGATTGCACGGCCGTTTGCTCGTTCCCACCCGATGCCCCGTTGATCTGGAGGATGTATTCGTCGTTATACGTCACCGGGAAAGGCCACCCGGAGGAGTCGGCGGGAATCCGGTTCGCACCCGTTGACTGAACCCAATACTTGGCTTTCGTCGTGCCGCCGGTCCCCTCCTCTTCAAAGGACGGATTCAGGACGACGTTCTCTAGGACGCCTTCGAAGTTGTACGCGCTCTCAATTGACTTCACCGGCAGCATCGTCTCTCGTAACGCGCCAACATCCTGAACCCATGCCTTGGTATCCTTGACCAAGTTGGGCGTCGTCATCGTCGGAGGGGCCGCAGTTTCGATGCCCCAAAAGGCTCCGGTGCCGGAAGTAGATGCCGGGTAAGTCCACACCTTGGGACCTGTTGGCGAGGCTGCCAAATAGTCCCTTTGTAAAATCCACCAATACCCCTCGCTCTGCACCAACCGGCACCCGAACCTTGCCGACAGCGCCCGCACGCCTTCGAGGGCGTCCACGCTCGCGCCGTCCTCGTCGGTCCACGCGGTTTGTAGGCTCTTCAGGTACCAGAGCGGGTCCTGTGTCCCCGTGATTTGGTCAGCGGTACCCCCGGGGCGGAAGGGGCGCCAGTTGCTACAGGACTTCACGCCTTCCCAACCCGCACCGTTAAACGACGTGTTCACCGCGCCCCCGAGCGGGCCGATACAGCGCGCGAAGTCGTCTAGGACGCGGCCCGTCCGTGAGGCGATTGCGCCGGTACCGACGAAGGGCTGCTTCAAAAGGAATCTTAGGCTGTCGTGGAACGTCAGCCGCACCGCACCCCCCCGCGTCGGCGAGTCCAGGAGGCTCTCTTGGGCGAGGTAGCCGATGGCGAGGGGGGTCCAGGCGGTCGGGGTGGTGGCGTCGTTCGCCTCCTCTACGACGCACTGGAGGGCGCCGTCGGCGAGCCCTACGATGCCGCCGAACCGGCCCGGCCCCTGGAACGTCGGGTGATCCACGAGCGAGAGCTCTATCGTCATCGGGAGGACGGGGCGGAGCACGTCCGTGGGGCCGGCCACCGGCGCCCCCCAGCGGACGCGGAAGCCCCCGCGGTAGACCTGCACCGCGTAGGCGTCCCCCGTGTACGTGGCCGCCCGGATGCGGAAGCGGTACCGCACCTGATCCGGGGCGATGATGCCGATGGTGCTCGCCCCGGCCCGTCCGTAGACGTCGTGGGCGGCGCCGAGCACGTAGAGGTCGCCGTATGTCGTCGTGAGGTTCATCGGCCCGTCAGCCGCTCCATCCGCTCGGCCCGCTGGTAGCCGGCGCGGATGACCTCGACGGGGATCACGACGTTGCCGCCGACGAGGCGGGCCGCGCCCTGCTGGAGCGCGTAGGCGCCGGAGCCGCCGGGGGCCACCCCTCCCCCGCCCGTGGGGATGCCGAGGGCGCCGCCGAGGAACGTCGCCCACCCCGCCCCGCCGGGGATGAGGTTGAGGAGGGCGAGGATGCCGCGGAGCGCGAGCGCCCGCGCTATCGTCGTGGTGATGGCGGCGGCGGTGTCCTGGAGCGCGCGGACGAGGTTCTCCCCGAAGTTGTCGAAGCGGAGCGCCGCGACGTCCCCGAGGACCGTGGCGAGCCCGTCGGCGAGCGTGAGGGTGCCGGCGAGGTACGCCTGGGCGTCCGTGCTCATCCGCGTGGCCTCCTCCAGCATCCGCGCCGTCGTCGCCGCCCGCTCGTTCACCATCACCACGGAGCCGGCCGCCCCCTCCAGGCCCAGGCTGAGCCCGCGGGCGGCGACGGCGCCGGCCTCCAGCGTCTGCTTGTAGCCGTCGAGCCACTTGATCCCGTCGGCCACCGTCTGGTGGAACTTCCTGAGCTTCGCCTCCTCGTCCGATATCTCCTTCGGGCGGCGGCCTCTCCGTTCCCGGCGCTCCTGGGGTGCGTACGGGTTGGACAGGAAGAGGCGGCTGGGATCAACGTTGCCCTGTCCGATTGCCGCCTCTAAGGCGGGCAGACTCGTCGGGCCAGTCGCCGCCCCCTGGATGGGGGTTCCGCCCAGCGCAGCCCGCGTGAGCCCCGCCTGCATCTCTAGATCCTCCAGCACCCCCCGGAGGTAGTCGGCGGCACCGCCGAACTCGTTTGCTCGCCGCGTCGCTTCCCCGAACTCATTACCCAGCCCGAGCATCGAGCCCAGCAGCATCCCAGTGGACCCGATGAGCGTGTAATCCGCTCGGATCTGGCTGAGCGTGGCTAGCTCCCTGGCTTCCAAGGATTCGGCTAGGGCGAGCTGCTCCCGTATCGCCTCCGCCGTCCTTAGCGAGAGGCTCGCCGTAGCCACCTCGACATCGTAGAACGACCGCGCGGCTGCCTCCCCCGCCTCCTCGGCTTCGTTCCTCATCTGCTGGAAGCGGGCGACGAGGACGGCCCCAACAGCGACCATCCCCGTAATGGCGCCCGACGCCGCGCCCACGCCAGCGGCGAAGTTGTCGAACCGCGACGTGGCTTCCCCCGATTCCGCCGCCACCTGAGATAGCCCGCGGGCTACTTCGGGGAGGTCGTTTGCGATCAACAGGAGCCGTTGACCTAGCGACCCTGTAGAGGTGAGCGCCTGCTGGGCACCTGTAGCGAGCCCTCGGAGCGCCATCTGCGCCCCCTGTGACCCCCGCGTGATTCCGGTGAAGCCGGGGAGCTGTTGCTTGAGGGCCTCCGTCTGCGCGACGATAGCCGCCTTCTCCTGCTGGAGTGCGGCGACGTTGGCAACGATCTCCTGCTTATAGGAATCGGCTGCCCCGCCAGCGCTCCGATACGCATCCTGCGCCGAACGCAGCGAGGACTCGACGGCCTTCAGCTCCAGCGAGAGGTGAGCGAGCTTGGTAACGGCGTCGTTCGCGTCCGCCCGAACCCGGAGAAGGAGGTCTTGCTCAGCCATCGTACCTTTGGGCCTCCCCCGTGCGTAGACCGACCGCTATGGCGTCTGCCCTCTTCTTCGTCCCCGCCGCCCTGCTGTTCATCCTCGCACTCGTACAGCTTGCCCAGGCACCGACCGAAGGGAACGGCCCCCTCGGCGTGCTTGCCCTCTGCCTCGCGTTCCTGAGTGTGGGGCTTGGGATGCTCGCCCGTGATGTGCGGGCGCTCCGAGACGAAGAACAGGAACCGTAGCCATGCGCCTCCTCTCCGCCCTCGCCCTCACGGCCTCCCTCCTTTCGGCCTGCACTCAGGCGCAGTACGGCCCGCCGCCCGTGGACCCGCTCGCCGCCCGCGCCGACAGCCTCCTCGCGCTCCCGCCCGACAGCCTGAGCGCCCAGGAAGCGGCGTGGCTCCAGGCGTACGCCACGCGCGCGGCGAGCGAGGAGACGCCCCAGGAGCAGGTCCGGAAAGCGGCCCAGGTGACGAACTACGTCATCGGCGGGCTGATGATGGCGGGGGTCATAGCATGGGCCATCGTCACCCTCGCCTCGAAAGACTAGGGTGCGCGGCTCAGGCTTGCGCGTCGAGCGCCCGGAGGGCGGGGCCGAACTTGGCGAGCAGCCGCTCATGGTCTTCCCGGGTCGTGACCTTGCGCGCGGCGCCGGGGTCGAAGGGGTCCGGGCCGCCCATGATGGCGACGCCGTAGAGCCGCCCCTGCGTCCACGTCCACTCCATCTGCGCCCGCGCATGGTCGGCGATCTGTCGGTTGCTGAGGAGGTCTATGAGGTCGGTCTCGTGGGGGCGGTAGCCGAAGCGGGCCGCGCACAGGGCGTAGAGGCCCCGGAGCGTCAGCGGGCGGCCCCGGCCTTGCGCCCCGGCGCTTTTCCCCCGGCACCGCCGGCGTGCCCGTTCCCCTCGGCCTCGGGGAACCGGAGGAGGCGGACGGCGCGGCCCATCTCCTGCGCGCTCACGAGGGTGCAGAAGTCGGCGAAGTCGGGGAAGTCGTCGCCCGCGAAGGGGAGGCACCCGGCGTAGAGCTGGGCGACGGCGGCGCGGTGCCCCTCCATCGTGAGCGCGTCCACGCCCCGCTCCTCGGCCAGCGTGTAGGCGTGGGGGCCGAGGAAGAACTCCCGCTCCTCCCCGGCGATGGTGATCCGCGTGTAATCGGGGTGGCGGCGGAGCCGGTCCTTGATGTCCATAGGTCTACCCCTAGGGGTTAAGCGGTTGCGGCCGGCGTGATGGCGCCGGAGCCGGTGAGGGTGGCCGAGACGCTGACCTCGGCCCGGTACGGGATCTCGACGGTGAGCTCGGACACGAACGCCGTCCCCGTCCACTGCGAAGCCCCCGAGGTGGCCGTAGCGAACAGACAGCTCACAGAGGTAGCAACCCCCGCCGCCTTCCACGCGGAGATGAGGGCGCCGAGCGCGGTCTCCGCGTTCGTCGAGGTATAGGTGACGGCGGAGGTAGAGGCGAGCGTGAGCCGGTTCCGCACCTCGTCGGTGTACGGGGCGGAGACGTTGACGTCGGAGGGCCGCGCCGTGAACGAGACGCTCTGGGCGCTCCCGAACGTGAGCACGGTGGCGAGGCCGGCCGTGGTGGTGCCGAGGACCTCGGCCAGGATGGCGTCGAGGGCGCCGGCCCCCGTCCCCCGGGGGTCGAAGTAGTACCCGTCGACGGAGAGCGTGGCCCTCCGCATCTTGGGGTTCCGCTTCGCGTCGAGGCCGTCGGAGAAGTTGACGATCTCCGGCATCTCGCTCGTGAGCGAGAGCGTGGCCGTCTCCCACCCCTTGAGGGCGGTGCCCCCGATGGAGATGCTCCCCGTACGGCCGGCGAGCTCGGCCGAGGACTCGACGTAGGGGCCGGAGAGCCGGAAGCCCCACGTCCGCGCCCCGTTGATGGTCTCGTCGAAGTTCGCGCTCGTCTTGGAGGCGACCGAGGGGAGCTCGGCGGCGACGAAGAGCTCGGCCTCGCGCTGGGTGATGGTGCTGCCGCCGATCTTGAGAACGAGGTCAACACCGCTGATGGTCGTGACGGGGGCTGCCATAGGGGTCGGGGGACTACACGTCCATTAGGGTGAAGCGGTAGCGGCGGAGGGCGTGGCGGATGAGGTCGGGCCCCTCGCCCTCGTTGGCCTCGGCGAGCACGGCGCCGTCGAGGCGGACGGGCTGCCCGATGACGGCGAGCCCCGAGGCCGAGAGGTCGTAGCCCCCCGTGAGCGGGGACGCCCCCACGTCCATGAGGGCGGCGTCGGCGGCGGCGCGGATCTGGCGGGCCGTCCGCCCGTCGGCGGCGAAGGCGTCCACCTGGAACACGGCGCTGAGCAGGTCGGTGGTCTTGGCCGAGCCGTCCGTCTCCGTCACCTCGACGACGCGCCCGAAGGGGAGCGCGGGGTCCTGGTCCTCCCGCGCCCACGTGTAGGCCGACGACGCGGCGTGGGCCGTGAGCCGGGTGTGGATGGCGACGTGGAGCGGGGAGGTGTCCATCCGCGTTAGCGCCCCCGCACGGCTAGCTCGAGGTGGCGCCCGACGGCGCGGGCGAGGACGTGCTCGGCGCGCATCTCCTCGGCGACGGGGAGGAAGTGCGGGCGCGGGGCCATCCGGCGGGTGCCGTACTCCAGCATCGGCCCGCGCCGGTCGTTCGTCCGCACCACCCCCTCGGGGATGGGGTCGCCGACCCCGGAGAGGTCCACGTGGATCGAGGCCCGGTAGGAGCCCGTATCCACGGCCGGCGGCTGCCCCGGCGCGCTCGCCTGGTGCGTGACCCCGCCGCGGCGGTAGACGCTGCCCGTCCCGGGCTGGCTCACCTTCTCGATGAGCTTGCCGTGGGCGACGACGGTGGTCTCGGCCACGCCGGCAGATGCCGCCTCGCGCACCTCGGACTCCGCGAGCCGCTCTAGCCAGCGGTCCGCCTCCTTGAAGCCTTCCAGGGTCACGGTGAACGCCATTACGCGGCCCCCTCGGGCGCCCCGTCGGGCGGCTCTTCGGGGTCGTCCACGGCCTTCTCGGCGCCCCGCAGGGCGTCGGCCCGGTCCCGGTCCGTGACGACGAAGCGGTCGCCGGCGCGGACGCGGTGGGCGCTCGCGTGGCCGGGGTCGATCTCCCGGCCCGGGATCGGGCGCACCGCCCGCATCCGCACCCGGTACGCCGGCTCCTCGCCGCCGGGAGCCCCATGCTCGGGAGCCCCATGCTCGGGAGCCCCATGCTCGGGAGCCCCATGCTCCGGGGCAACGGGCTCGGGGGCCTTCGCCTTTCGGGGGGTGGTCTTCTTAGCGTTTGCCATCGGGGTATGCCTCGTTAGGGTGACGCCTCTAGCGTCGGGCTTCGGAGCAGGCGAGCTGCCAGAAGTAGGGGGACGGCGCCCGCCACGTCGCGTCGACCACCGCGCGCACCTGGAGCGTCCGCGTCTCGCCCGCCTCGGTGAACGTGAGCTGCCAGTCCCGGTCGGGGACGACCTCGGAGCCCGAGACGTGGAGCGGGCGGCGGATAGTGACGATGTAGTCGCCGGCCTGGACCTGCCCGCCGAGCCGGAGGGACTCGTTCGGGGTTACGGGGTGGACCTCGGCGAACACGGTCCCCTTCGACTCGTGGGAGGCCACGGGGGCGTACGGCCCGGAGGCCGCCGCCCGCGTGGGCGCCGCCAGCGTGACCCGCTTGTTCAGGCGCTCGGCCGTCATCGGGCGACGTAGGTGTAGGCGTGGCCGCGCCACGTCGAGGTGACGACGTAGCGGGGGGCGGCGACGGTGGCGGGGTAGGTCGCGGTCGCGCTCATCCGTGCTTGTAGTTGACGTAGGGGGCGAGGAGGTCGCGGACGCCGCCCGAGAGGGCGCCGGGGTTCAGCCGCTCCTCGTAGTAGTCGAGGACGAGCATCCGGACGGCGAGCCGGAGCGGCTCCGGCACGCTCGCCGAGGTGGCCCCGTAGCCGGCGACGTAGGTGGCGCGGAAGGCGGCGGCCCCCCGGTCGTGCTCCGGCCAGTCCGCCGTGCCGTCCTCGTTGACGTGGAGCGTGTCCTGGGCGAGCACGTAGGCGGAGGCCGAGGCCGCCGCGTAGGCGCCGGAGAGCCACGTCTCCACCGTCGTCACCGACGAGACCGGCCCGTAGGGGAGCGTCACCGGGGGCCGGGCCTCGGCCGCGTCCAGCGTCACCCGGTACGTCCGGTTGATGAGGGCGCGGCCGGTGTGGGCCTCGACGGCCACGCGGGCGGCCGTGATGAGTGAGCCGATCAGCGTGTCGTCGGCGGCGTGCTCGACGCGGAGGTACGCCTTGGCCTCCGCCGAGGTGATCGGCTCCGCGGCCGGCGCCGAAGTCACCTCGACGGTCATCGCGCTACCTCAATCGGCCCTGCGGGCTTTCAGCCCTTGTTGCGGGTGGACTTCTTCGCCGTCGTCTTGGCGTCGGCGTCGGCGGTGCGGGCGGCGGCCTTGCGGCGGGCGCCCTCCTCGGCCGTGATCTTCCCGCGCTCGACGGCGGCGTCGGTGGCGGCGTCGGCCTCCGCGGCGGCGGCCTCCGCGCGCTCCGGCGCGGCCTCCCGCTCCTCGGCCACGTAGTCCCGCTTGACCGACTCCATCTTCTCGCGGTGCTCCTCGGCCACGGTCTTCGCGTGGTAGGGGCCGGCGGAGGTCTGGATGTACTCGTCGGCCGGGAGCGTCCCGCCCGACTGCTTCGCCCACGTGTCGTCGGCGTCGCCCCCTTCTTCGAGGGGGTGGCCGTCGATGCCGGCGAGGTTCCGGGGGGAGGCGGGGTCGGTCGCGTCGTCGAGGCGGCCGTAGCCCTCGCCGGCGAGGCGGCCGGCCGCGAAGTCGGCGAGCTTCGCCGACTCGCCCTTCTTGTACGCGCGGCCGCCGGTCGTCTCGTCGCCGGGGTGGTCCTTGTCGAAGATGAAGCGTGCCATGAGAGGAGGGGGGTTGGGGGGCTGTGCCCGGTTGCTTAGACGGCGGGCCGCCGCTGGCGCGGCTCGCTACACGGCGGCGGAGAACGGGGTGGCCTCGGTGCCGGAGGAGGTCGTGAAGCCGTGGACGTGCCACACGTCGGAGGCGACGTCCTCGAAGAGGAACCACTCCCCCCGCGTGCCCACGCCCGTCGTCGTCCGGTTGAGCGTGATGGTGTCGTCGGTGGCCCCCGCCGCGAACGCCTTCACGGCGTCCGAGTCGTCGGAGAGCGTCTGGACCTGCCCGATCATGGTGTCGTTGCCGGTCACCTGGATCACGAGGGAGCCCGAGGTGAGCGTGGTCCCGATGACGACGCGGAACCGGGCGCCGGAGCCGGTGGCGGCCGGGAGCGTGAGCGTCGAGCCGGCGGCGCGGTTCACCGTCACCGTCGCCCCGTCGTGCGTCGCCTCCGAGAGCGTGAGCGAGGCGGCGGTGAGGTTGATCCGCCGCGCGCTCACGTCGGCGGCCCGGTTGATCTCGGCCGCCGTCGCGTTGACGTCCTTGAGGTCGGTGGGGTCGGCGATCCCCTTCTTGAGGTTGTAGAGGGTGCCCATCGGTGCGGGGGTTGTCGGTGGCGAGGAAGGCGGCCGGGGGTGGGCTCCCCAGAGCGGGCTCCCCAGAGCCCCGGCCGTCACCCTTCCCCAAGGGCTCAGACGGTGACGCCGTAGCTTATTGCCGAGGCCTCGGAGTCCCGGGGGAGGAGCCCGAACCGGAGGAGCCCGACGATCTCGGTGGTGTCGGCCCGCGCGATCCGCTGCGTCTCCAGCGTCATCCGCCGCCGCCACCCGAAGAGCCACTGGTCCCAGCGGACGGCGAGGATGGAGCCGGTCGTGTTGTTCGCGCTCGTGTCCTGGTCCACCTTCCCGGCGGTGTTGGCGAGGCCGCCGTGGCGGTACGGCTCCTTGAGGTGCATGTGGGAGGCCGTCAGCACCTCGTAGCCCCAGATCCGCGTGAGGTCGCCGGCCGTGATCGTGGCCCCGTTCCCGAAGACGTCGAGCGTCTTGACGTCCTCGAGCTCCAGCGCCTTCCACATCACCCCCTCGGAGAGGAGGATGGAGATCTTGCTCTTGTCGCGGGCGTTCATGCCGCCCGTGCCCATGAGCTTGACGGTCTCGAGGAAGTCGGCCGAGGTCAGCGTGCCGGCGCTCCGGCTGTTCGCCGTGTTCGTGACGAGGGCGAGCTTCCGGAAGCCGTTGACGGTGAGGAAGTAGTCCGTGCTCGCGGGGGTGCCGGCGATGTCGTTGATGTTCGTCGTCGCGGCCGTCTCGGTGTCGCCGTCGATGACGGCGGAGTCGAGGTACTCCGCGAACGAGGTCGTCATCTGGCGCCGGAGCTGGGCCACGAACGGGAGCATGGAGTCCTCCTCCATCTCGCCCGTCCACAGCACCCGCATCCCCATCTTGGCGAGCGTCATCGTCTCGTTGTCCGTGCCGAGCTTGGACGAGGGGACGGTGGCGGCGGGGCCGTGGTCGGTGGCGGCGACCGACGTCGCCTGGGCCACCTTGTACGCGATGGGGTCCGTGCTCTCGACGGGGATGATGTAGGACTCCGCCCCGGCGGGGAACTCGAACTGCGGGAGCCGCTGCACCGCCACGGTGTCGTTGCGGATCTTGTCCCAGAGCATGCCCGAGGAGGCCGACGTCACCCACTCGTCGCCGTAGCTCGCCTGCGTCGAGTAGTTGAGCTCGTTCGCCTTCGTGGCCGTGAGCCCCTTCGCGGCCATGAGCGCCTTCGCCTCGGTGTAGGCGGCCGAGCGGCCCTCCTCGCCGTGGAGGCGGAGGGCGAGCGCCTTCCGCGCCGTGTGGCTGATGCCCTGCTTCGAGATCCGGTTCGCGTGGGCGTCGCCGAGCACGCCGATGAGGAAGGCGAGGTCGCCGGGGTCGGTGTGGTCGTACTTCCCGACGTCGGCGGTGTGCTGGTTGAAGGCCGGCACGTCCACGACCCCCTTCACGTCGCGGGTGTCGGTCGGGGCGCTGAACGCCTTCATGGCCTCGGCCACGGCCGCCTTCACGGCGTCGGCGAGGCCCTCCGGGGCCGGCGCCGGGGGGGTGGGGGCCGGGTCGGGCGCGGGGGCCGGGGCCGGCGAGGGGGCGGGGGTGGGCTTCTCGTTCGGCTCCATAGCAGGGTCGTCGGCCGAGGCCGCTTTGTTGGTGTCCGGGGGGGTGACGGGCTCCGCCTGTGCGGGCCCGGTGACGTTGACGTTGATCGTGAGCGTGCCGAGGTCGCCCTTCGTGGCGATCAGCGGCGGCGGCGGCGGGAGGCTCTTGACGGGGAGCGCCGCGTTCCGGGGCTCGGCCGGCGTCGGCGTGAGGCTGGCCTCCTTCACCGGCCACGCCTTGATCCACCGCGCCTTCCCGACCTGCTCGAAGTCGGTGAGGTGGCCGACGGCGCCGCTACTCCAGCCGAGCTTGCCCTGGCGGGCGAGGTCGTAGAGCGCCCGCTCGTAGTCGTCGCGGAGGCTGAGCTGGGCCTCGATCCACAGCCCGACGTCCTCGAACTTCGCCGTGCCGCGCCCGATCTTCCGGTTCTTGAGGTGGCCGTCGCCCCCGTGGTGGTAGTACACGGAGAGGCGGTCGCCGTCCTCGACGTCGAGGTCGGTGTCCCGCGTGAAGAACTCCCCCGTGAGGTCGGGGTCGTCGGGCGTCGTGAACCGGACGAGGTAGCCGCCGACGCGGCCCTCCCCGAGCGCCTTGACGGGGCCGCCGAGGAAGACGAGCGTATCGTGGGCCACCGGCTCCATCAGGTGAGGGCGACGAGGTTCGTGGCCGTCGTGCTCGCCTCCGTGATGGAGACGAAGGGGATGCGGTAGATGTGGCCGGCGAGCATCCCCGTGAAGGTGACGGCGGCGGCGTTGTTCGTCGGCTTCAGCACGACGTTGCCGGCGCCGCCGACGTAGAGCGCGGTGGCGGGCCCCCCGGTGGGCGTGAACGTGCCCCCGGAGAACGTGACGGCCTGAGCGGAGCGGAACTCGTCCAGCGGGCTCCCCCGGCAAGCGGGGTGCAGGTGCGGACGCAACATCCCCCGCCGACGCGCGGGGGTGTTATGCCGTCGGCTCTACCGTTCCCACTACCGTCGCGCCCTGTTGACGCCCCTACGCGCGCCCCTTCGTGTAGAGGATGCGCTCCACCTGCCGCACGTCGAGCATCGAGCCCGTCGCCCCCGTCTCCCGCTCCGCCAGCAGCCGCTTCGCCTCGGCGTGCCCGTGCGCGGCCTTCAGGGCGGGGTAGTCGGCCCGGATCCGCGCGTCGCGCTCGTCGCGCCACGACCGGAACGGGGCGGCCCGCCGCACGACCTCGAACCGGACGGTGCAACGGCACTGCACGCGCTCCGCCGCCGGGAGGTTGGGGTCTTGCGGCTGCATCGCCGGGTGGCCCCCGACCAGGAACGCCTCCTTGAGCCGCCGCTCCTGCCCGCCCGCCGCCCGGTGGCTCGGCCTCGTCCGGGCGTCCGGCGTGCTCACCCACACCTTCCGCAGCTCCACCCCCCGCTCCTCGGCCGCCTCCGCCGCCGCGATCTGCCCGTAGCTCATCGCAGACAGGGTTTCCGTCCGTGCAATGCGTTCGGCGCGGACGCGGGCGACCTCGGGCCACGCCTCGCGGATCTCGGCGGCGATCTCGCGGGCGGAGAGCCCCTCGGCGACGCCCTCGGCGACGATCTCGCGGATGGCGTCGCGCGTGGTGTCGTTGATGAGGCGCACGAGGGTGGCCCCGAAGCGCCCGAGGAACGAGCGGGCCGCCTCTAGCCACCTATCCAGCATCGTCGTCCCCTCCTTCGAGGGCGAAGGTGTCAACGAGGACGAGGCGGCAGTGCCCGTCCTCCCCGCGCTCGTAGAGGGCGAACGCCTCCGCCGTCCGCACGGTGAGGAAGCGCTCCCCGTCGGGGAGCACGCCGGGGGGCACCGCCTCCTCGTGGGCGGGGCCGCCGATGAAGAGGGCGCTCTCAGGCATCGGAACCCATCCTCCGGAGGACGATGCGAGCGGCTTCTACGGCGCGGGCGCCTTCTACGGCGACCCGCATGGTCTCGGCGTGGGAGCGGTACGCGGCGAAGCGCTCGGCGCGCTCCCGCTCCACTTCGCCGTAGAGGAACCGGACGAGCTCCAGCAGTTCGTCCCGGTCCATCTCGGCCACGGGGCGCCCGTAGTAGTGGAGGTCCAGGGGGGCGTTCTCAGCCATCGGGGTCGAGGTCGAACTCGGGGAAGGTGGCGTCGGCGCCGGCGCTCACGCCCCCCTCGTAGATCATCAGGAGCACGGCCGCGAGGTCGCCGGAGTAGCGGGCGATAGCCACGTCCACGTTCTCCCCCCGCTCTATGGCCTGCGCGATGGCCTCCCCCTGCGCTAGCAGGACGGCCTCCACCGCCGGGACGTGGGCCGTCTCTAGGGGGGCGCGGAGGGCTTCGATCTCAGGGAGCGTCATCGGCAACCCCCGATCCGGCATCTCGCCGCCCGTCCTCGATGATCCGGCGCGCTAGGACTTCATCCACTTGGTCGTCTTGGTCTAACAGCCCTTCGTGAATCCAACAACGTAGGGCAGCGAAGGCCGTCCCTTCCGGGGCGAAAGGGAAGCGCATGAACGCGTAGCCCGGCACATCCGAGAGGTCCGTCGTGGTCCCGTCGAGGCGACCACCGTAGATGCGTGTGCCCATAGAGCGCAGGGTTAGTTGAGATAGAGGGTATAGCCCTTGACGACCTGCACAGCCATGATCTCCTGATCAATCATCCGTGCGAGGTACGTCAGCCAGCGCAAGCCGGCGATGATGGAGCGTTCCTCCGGTGTCATAGCCCGCCCTCGAGGATCTCCCGCACGCGGAGCCCGATGCCCTTGCCGGGCGCCTCCCCGTTCGTCGTCGTGCGCGGGACGGGGGGCCTGCCCATCGCCCCGTCGCCGCCGCCGGAGGGGGGCCCCGTGGCCGGGGGCGGGGTGAACTCCCCGAGGAGGGGGACGGGCGGGCGGCCCATGAGCTCCCGCCCCTCCTCCCGCGTCAGCACGGGGCCGCCGACGAGGAGCGACACCTGGGCCGCCTTCTCCAGCTCGTAGACCTGCATCACCTCCAGCTTCTTCGGGAGGAACCGGAACGTGTACCCGAGCTCGTTGAAGAGGTGGTCGTTCAAGGCGTCCTGGATCACGTTGCACCGGGGGAGGATCGTCCGCGTGTAGAACCCCCGCTCCTCCACCGAGGCCGTCGCGTAGTTCGCCGCGTCCCCCTTGGCGACCGAGAGCGGGAGGCCGAGCGCGTTGCTCACGGCCTCCCGCTGGGCGTCGGTGAGCGCGTCGGCGCCGAGGTCCTTGACCCCCTCCCCCACCGTGATCGGGACGATCTTCGAGTTCATGACCTCCGTCACCCCCGCCTTCTTCTTGCCCCCGAACATCCGGTCCCACCACCTTTTCAGCTCGGACTTCTGCTCCGGCGTGAGCGGCTGCTCCGACGTGAGGAGGGTGGCCCGGAGGAGCCCCCGGTCGAGGTAGCCGTCGAGGAACGTGTCGAGGGAGTGGAGCACGTCGGCGTTGATGCGGGCCGCGTCGCCATCGGAGGAGGGGACGCCGACCTCGACGAAGGGGTCGGGCATGGCGATCATGAGCACGTCCTCGGGGGCGTACACGACGGGCACCCCGTTCACGGTCCGCTTGAACTGGCGGATCCCGCGGTAGGGCGGGCCGGCGGCCCCGTCGTAGACGTGCTCGACGGTGCCGGGCCGCCACCAGAGGAGCCCGGTGAACCGCCCCCGCTCGCGCTCCTTGAGGGCGTGGACGATGCCGCCGATGGAGAGGAGGGCGGCCGTCTTGAAGACGAACCGCCGGAGCCCCTTGAAGGGGAGCAGCGCCTCGGGCACGTCCGGGGACTCCGAGTCCCACGCGGGGTCGGCGTCGGGGGCGGCCCCGAGGGGGTGGATGGCCCACGGGACGTCGGCGAGCGTGTCGCCGATGACGACGACGCAGCGGCGGAACCACCCCTGGACGGCGTACGCCCGCTCCGTCGTGAAGGGGTCGCCGTGGCCGGCGAGGGCGCGGGCCCACTCCCCGGCCTGCGTGCCGGGGGAGAGGTCCATCGCCTTCGTCGCCGTGACGAGGGCGGCGCCGCCGGGAGGGCGGCGGTACGGGGGGGCGGGGTAGAGGTCAGCCATCGGCGTTCAGGAGGGCACGGAGGAGGAGGCCGACGGGGAGGCCGAGGACGAACCCGCAGGCGGCGGACCAGGGGAGGAGGAACAGGGCCACCAGCGCCGTCTCCCACCACCGCACCGGCGCCGGGGGCTCGGTGACGGAGGCGAGGAAGAGGAGCCGCCCGCCGTCGTCTTTGGGCAGGCGGGCGAGGGCCTCGGCCCACGCGGAAGCGTCGAGGGGGGTTAGCTGAGCACCCATCCGATGCCGTGGGCGTAGTGGGAGAAGGCGGCGTAGCGCCCCGCATCGGGGGCGTGGGAGTCCGTGTGGGCCGGTTCGTCCTGGATGACGCCCCGGACCTTCTTCCAGGCGTAGGCCCGCCACTCGGCCCGCGCCCGCTGCGCTACGGCGGGGTCGTCGCCGCCGACGTGGAGGGCGTGCCGCTTCACGAAGTCGATCCCCGCCCCCACGCTCCCCTGCCCCTTCGTGGCCGGGAGCGCGTAGTACCCGGCGCGGACGAGCTCCTCGATCCGGTCGGGCTCCGCCGAGTCGCAGTAGATGGGGACGTGCTTCTCGACGCCGAGCGCGGGCAGGCGGGCGATGAGGTCGCCCGTCGTAAGGTAGGACTCGTGGACGAGCGCCCAGAGGTACAGCGACGCCCTCGGCTCCCCGTCCCGGCGGCCTACCCGCTGGAGCGACATGGGGTCGTTGTACCCGAAGTCCAGCCCGTACACGTAGTCCAGCCCCTCCGGCCACGCCGCGAGCGCAGTGACGTCGCGGTAGACGGACTCGGCGGGGACGCCGCGGACGCCGAGGCCGTAGACCTGCCACGCCCACTCGTCTTGCTCCCGGAGGGCTTCGATCTCGCGGATCTGCGCGGCGGTGAGGAAGGGGTTGTCGAGGTAGGTGGAGTGGAACCGACGCACGTCAGGGCTCCCGTCGTAGAGCTTCCAGATGTGGTGGTCCTCCCGCATCGAGGGGTTGTAGTCGAGGCAGACGCGATGGGAGGTGCGGAGGACGAGCTGGGTGTGGAGGTCGGCGGGGATCTCGTTGGCCTCGTTCTCCCAGAGGTGGTGCCGCTTCCGGCCGTGGACCTTCATCTCGTCCTCGGTGGCGAAGAACTCGATCTGACACGGCTCCCCGCCTCCCTCGGGCTGTGGGAACGTGAACACGTCGTCGGTCTTGTTGTGGCGGGCGTCCTCGTAGAGCCCCCACTCCCGGAGCGTCTCGATCATGTCCCGGCGGACCGTCGCCTTCAAGGCCGGGCCGGTGGCACGGACGATGGACAGCAGCTCCCCCGCCGTCTGGCTGAGGTACTCCACCCAGCCGTGGCAGAGGTTCTTCGTCTTGCCGGAGCGGGTGCCGCCCTCCTCGATGAACACACGCTCGCCGCTGGGGTCGCGCAGCCATTCGAGGAGGTGCCGCCGCACCGGGGTAGCCTTGATGTGCTTGAGGATCTCCACGGCTACCCCCCCCCGGTCCCGGGGCCGGTTACTTCCTCGACGATGACGCGGGTGACGATGTGGTGGGGGTTCGCCTTCGAGCCGTCGGCCCCGAAGTCGCCCCCCGTCTTCCCGAGGAGCTCGCTCGCCTTCAGGCGGTCCCGCATGGACGCGCCAGCCACCTCGCCCCGGAGCACGCTCGTCCAGAACCGCTGCCGCTCCTCACGGGTGGCCACGGCCGGGTCGCCCTCCTGCCGCTCCCGCATGGCGTCCTGGATGTGACGTTTTGTGACCAACCGCCGCGCGTAGTCGTAGTCCAGGCCCGCCTTCTCTGCGGCGGGCCGGATGCTCCCGGCTTCTCCGCCGAGGCTCATGTACGCCTCGACGAACCGGCGCTGCTTCTCGGTGAGGTTCTCAGCCATCGGCTAGGCGTGGAGGACGTAGACGACGGCGGCGCCCGCGACGGCCTCCCCGGCCGAGAGCGGCTTGCCGAGGAAGTAGCGGACGGTGGCCCAGAGGAAGAGGGCGACGGCGGCGAGGAGGGGCGTTTCCATGGCGGGTGGGGGGTTAGTCGTTGGCCTCCTCGCCGGTGAGGCCCGGCGGCGTGGGGGCGCCGTCGAGGACGGCGAGCCAGAGGTTCGAGGCGAGCAGGGTGAGGGCGTGCTCCATGTCGGCCCTCCGGCGGTACCCCTGCCCCGAGTCCGCTACGATGCGACCGTTGGCGGCGACGGCGCGCCAGCGGTGCCGCTTCTCGGCGTCCTTGTAGCGCTCGAGGGTGAGGGCGGGCCGAAGGGCCGGGCGGTCGCTCATTGGCAGGCGAAGTAGAGCGTGGGGACGCCGATGAGGATCGTGAGGAGGGCGGCGAGCATGAGGCGGGGGCCGGTCATCCGGTCAGGCATCGGCGAAGGCTTCCAGTTGCTTCGGGGTGGGGACGAACGCGGCCAGCCGGGCGCGGGCGATCTCGACGTACTCCGCCTCGCGCTCGACGCCGACGAAGCGGAGCCCTTCGTGGAGGCAGGCGAGGCCGGTGGTGCCGCTCCCGGCGAAGGGGTCGAGGACGAGGCCGCCGGGCGGGGTGACGAGGCGGACGAGCCAGCGCATGAGCGCCAGCGGCTTCACCGTGGGGTGGGTGTTGCGCGAGGGGGCGCGCTCCCCCGTCCGATGCACGCCGTCGCTGCACTCGTGCTCGGGGTTGTTCAGCGGTGCCCCGGCGTATGCCTTGCGGGCGCGCGGCTCTAGGTGCCCGAGCCCGGCCTCCCGCTCGCTCCGGCTCGCCTTGGCGCAGTAGAAGAAGCGGGCGGCGGTGCCCTTGTCGTCGTACGAGGGCGCCTGTTCCATCGGGCCGTAGTTGCCGTGGAACCCGCTGCCCCGGCGCTTTCCGTTGCTGACGGCCCCTTTAACTTCCCCGAACCGGGCGAAGGCGTCGAGCACCTCGGCGCTCCCGTCGTGGGCGACGTTGGCGGGCCAGCGACCAAGAGAATGTCCCGGCTTGTTCTCGTACGTCTCGTGAGCCGGCCGCCTCCATCCTTCGTGAACGCCTGCGCACTTCCCATACGAAGGGCCGCCGCCGGGGACGGGCTCGCCGGGATTGATGCGGCAGGCGTCCACGTTCAGCGGCGTCACCGGCCCCTTCCGCGCCACGCAGACGGGCTCGTAGGCCGGCTTCAGCTTGCTCCCGTGCTTGGGGAAGCCGGAGCCGTAGAGCCAGCACACGGTATCTTCGATGGCGAACCCGGCGTCCTCGATGTTCACCCATATCCGGTGCATCGTCCGGGTGCCGCCGAAGCACAGGAGCCGCCCGCCGTCGGCGAGCACGCGGTACACCTCGGCCCACACGTCCACGCCGGGCACGTCGTAGTCCCACCGCCGCCCCATGAACCGGAGCCCATAGGGGGGGTCGGTCACGACGGCATCGACGGCCCCCGGCTCCATCGAGGCGAGGTGGTCGAGGCAGTCGGCGTGGATGATCGAGGCGTCAGGCACGGGGCTCTAGCGTCTCTGGGGGGAGGAAGGCGGCGGCGCCGACGGCGCACGCCACGAGGAGGCAGGCGAGGAAGGCGTAGTACAAGAGGACTAGGGATTTACCGGACGGATGCGCTACATTTCGTCATGGGCAAAGCGGCTCACTCGTCGGGGTCGGGGTTGCTCGGGGGCGGGCACTCGGGGCAGGAGCCCTTGATGGCCCACGCCGCCCGCGCGTTGGCGAGGTGCGCGGCCTGGAACGCCTCCTGCACCGTGGTATCCGTCTCCTCGTCGGCGAGGAGCCCGAACACCGTGGCGTTCGCGTCGAGGGCCTGGAGGAGCTTCGTGGCCTGTGCCGTCGTCATCGGGCTATCCGGTTGCGTGGAGGACGTGGGGGCGCTGCGGGAGGCGAACGAGCGGACGCGGGCGATGGCCCGCGACACGCTCCAGGCGGAGGCGGCCCGGCGGGCGCTCGACTCGCTGGCGGCGGCGTACCCGGCGCGGGAGGGGCTGCGGTCCGCCGAGGCGACGGAGCGGGACACCCTCGTCGCGCGGGTGCTGGCGCGGCGGGCGTTCGTGACGTGGGTGGCGGGGGACACCGCGGGCGCGTTCGTCGCCTACGTGCAGGCGCTCCCGTCGGCGCCGCTGCTCGGGGACTCGGCGCGGGCGGAGCTCCTCCGCTCGGCCGCCTACGTGGCGCAGATGGGGCCGTCGCCGGGGGCGGCGCTGGAGCTCCTCGACACCGCCGAGCGGGTCGCCCGCTCGGCCGGGGAGAACGACCTCGCCGCCGTGATCCTCCGGTGCAAGGCGTGGGTGCTCGCCGACGCCGAGGGGGTGTACCCGTGCCCGGAGCCGAGCCGGCAGTACCCGACGGGGCTCCTGCTCCTGGCGGCCACGCTCCTCGCCACGCTCGGGCTCGTGTTCGTGCTGCACCGCCGGGCGCTCGCGGCGGCGGAGGCGCACCGCGCCGTCGTCGCGCACCACATCCGGGCCGCCGAGCGGCTCGCCGAGCGGGCCGTGGACGAGGCGGCGCGGCGGCGCCGGCCGGGGCATTAGTCGCGCCATCAGTGCTCGGGGTTGTGGGAGCCAGGGGTGATGATGACCTTCCCGGCGCGGATGATCTCGTCGCGGAGCGCGCGGGAGGCGGCGGCGGACTCCTTCGTCGCGGCGATGGACTCCTGCGTCGCCTTCGTGTTGGCGTCGATGTTCGTGGCGAACTTGTCGGTGATCCGCTCGATGGACTCCTGGTACATCCGGGCGTCCTCGCGGCTGAGCTGGAGCTGCCGCTCGTAGCCCTTCATGAAGTAGCGGAGCATGAAGGCGAGCACGACGACGATGGCGGCGACGGTGCCGAGCCGTTCGAGGAGGCCGTAGGCGTAGTCCGGGGGGAGCTGCTGGGCGAAGAACCACGCGAGGGCGTGGGCGGTGGCGTTCATCCCCGTCCCCCCCCGCCGGTCTGGTCCCCTTCGCCGGTCTGGTCCCCTTCTTCGATCTCGATCTGGCGGCTGAGCGCGTGGGCGCGGCGGTCGGCCTCGGTGCGGATGTGGAAGATCTCCTGGAGGGTGCGGCTGTTGCGGAGGTACCACAGCAGCCACACGGCCTGGATCAGCGCGGAGAGGGCGACGAGGGCCTGGAGCCGGTAGGCGGGCCAGCCGAGGCGGATGAACGTGATGAGGTAGAGGGCGCCGACGTGGCCCGTGACCGAGACCGAGAGCCAGAGCCCCGTCTGGACGGGCGAGCCGGCTCCCCGGGAGCCGTTCATGCGGCGGGCGTTCCGGTAGAGGGCCGCCGTCATGAAGGCGAAGACGACGGCGAGCCCGAGGTAGAGCCCGGCGTAGAACCACGCCCACCCCTGGTCGTCGCCGAAGCACTCGATGAGCGTGCGGTAGTTGCCGTAGTCGGTGAACCAGTCCATCAGCCCCCTCCCCCCTTCGGGATCTTAGGAGCCCGCTTCTCCCCCACCACCACCGGCTCAGCCTCCGGCAACGCCGTTGGCGTGGGGAGGGGGCGCGGGGGGCGGGGCTCGATGGGCTCGATGTCGGCGGGGGCCGGGCGCTCGGGTGTGGCCTCGGCTTCGTCGAGGGCCTCCTGGAAGGCGTCGGCGAGGTCGGCGATGGCGCGGGCGCGGTCGAGGCCGTTGACGATCTTCCGCGCGTTGTAGTAGTCGCAGCGGCCGGGGTGGATGTAGTCGTGGAGGGCCTTCCCCGTGAACCACCCGTCGCGCATGCCCCGGACGATGATGGCCGCCGCGTTGTCGGGCTCCATCACGGCGTCGGGGTAGCGCACGAAGTCGCGGCCTAGCTCCTCCCCGGCGCGGCGGTAGTTGTCGAGCCACGTGAGCTGGACGAACCCCCGCCCGTAGTAGGCGTGGCCGTAGGGCCCGGCGGGCTTCCCGTAGGGGCGGCCCCGGCCCCTCCCGTACTCCCGGATCGGCTGCATCGTGTGCGCCGTCTCGTGCTTGGCCGTGGCGAGCACGTAGGCGAGGTGCTGGCGGCCGACGGGGGAGGCGAGGGCGAGGGCGCCGTGGGCGTCCCACGCGGCGAGGATGGCCTCGATGCCGTCCACCTGGGCCTGCGTGAGCCGCCCGCCGAAGAGCGGCCGGAGGGCGGCGTAGAAGGCGGCCTTGTTCACGGGGAGCGCTCGGTTCGTGCGGCTCCCCCCTGCCCTACGGGCTGGCCCTACGGGCTGGCCTATCCGGCTTCCCGTCCCCACCACCCCTCCCCTGTGCACGTCGAACGGGTAACGGCGTTGCCGCTGCTCTGACGCAGGGGTGGGGAGGGAGGGGGGACGGGGAGACCCGTAGGGGCCGGGGGCGGTGCGGGGGGACGAAAAGGCGGCCGTCTCTCCGGCCTGTCAAGCCTCTTGGTGCCGGGCCGTAAAGGGCGCGTGGCTACCGGCGGGGCGAGCGGCTAGGCCGCACTCCGGGCTTTCTCCCCGTGGAATGTGGGGCTAGCGCATGACGAGTGGCCGGGGCAGGTGGTGTTCGGGGGCAGGTGACAATCTAGTTGCGAACGCCCCCACAACGCAACTGCGTACGCTGCGCAAGATTGCGCAGTTCGCCCTCTTGCTAGGGCTTTACCCTAGCCTATATTCAGCGACCCACCGCGAGTCCTGCCGGGGTGTGACTTTGCAACCGTCACCCCTCCGGCGTCATTGATCCGGCCCCCACCACGGCCTTCCCACCTCGCGTAGCCACGGTCATGCAGATCCAGATCACGGGCGTGTTCGCGCCCCCGCGCCCCGGCGGCTCCTCCGGGCTCCCCCCGGCGACGCCGCTGGGGTCCTACCCCCCCTTCCGCCCCGGCACCGACGAGGCCGTCGCCGCCGTCGAGCGGGCCGTCGAGCGGGCCGCCCCGCCCCGCACCGACGCCGAGCGATGGGGGCTCGCCATGTGGGCGGGGAGCGCCGTCATCTTCGCCGCCCGCGCCCACGGCGACCTCGCCACGATGACGGCCGCCATCGCGTTCGTGCTCGGCCAGCTCGCCGAAGGGGCCGCCGTCCTCGGCGTCCGCCCCGAGGACTACGCGGCCGTCCGCACGCTATCCACCCCCGCCGTCGTCGCCGCCATCGCCGAGCCGCTGTCCCCGAACTAGCGCCCCGCGCTAGCGTCCGCCGGTGCGGGCGACGTGGGCGGCGCGGAGGGCGTCCCCGACCTCCAGGCGGGGGATTTCGGGCGACGCCGGGACCTCCACGATGAAGCGGTCGGGCTGCCCGTCCACGGTGACGAGGTAGGCGCGGAGGGACATGACCCCCTCGACCGGCACGTAGCGCGGGCCGAAGTCGGCGGGGGTGTGCCCGTTCCCGTTCCCGTTCCCGTTCCCGTTGTGGCGGGCGAGGGCGCGGGCCTCCTGCTCCGGCGTCAGCGGCGGGAGCGCCGTCGAGCCCTCCCGCTGGAGGTAGGCGCCGCGGGCCTCCCGCACCCCCTCCCCCTTGTGGAGCCACCGGACGGACACCCCGGCGTGGGCGGCGATGGCCTCGCGGTTCTTCGGCTGCGGGATGGACTCCCCGTTCAGCCAGCGGTACGCGTTCGTCTCGTCCACCTTGGCGATGCCGGCGAGCTGCTGCGCGGTGTAGCCGAGGGAGCGGAGGCGCTCGGCGAACGCGGCGCGGAGCGCGGCCGCCTTGGGGTCGTCGTCGTTCCTCTTCGTGGGGGCCATTACGGATGCCCTACGGGGGCGGGGTAAGGGGGGAGGGCCGGGGTGGCGCCGGGGGAAAGTGCGATTGCGGTTGCGAAAGTGCTTGCGTTCGCAGGTTCGCAGCCGTAAGTTGCGTCACCACTGGCAAAGATAGCCCCTGATGGCCGATCCCGCCCCCGTTCCCGTGCCCGCCGGCGCGTTCACGTCCGTCACGGCGACGGCCGACCGCCTCGCCGTCCCCGGCTCCACCGTCCGCTACTGGCTCCGCCGGGGGGTCGTCCCCGGTGCCCGCCGCGTCGGCCGCGTGTGGCAGGTCCCCGAGGCGTTCGTCGCCCGCGCCGAGCGCGAGGGGTTCGTCCCCGACTACGACAACGCCCCGGCCGAGGCCGAGCGCCAGACGGCGGAGGCCGCGAGCGCGTGATGGAGAGTCTGCCCCTTGCCATATTAGGCCAACCCCAGCCCATCTCCCCTGAGCCATGCACAACGTCGCAGCCGTCGCGCTCTACTACGCGCGCACGTTCCAGAACTGAGCCGGCGGGCCGGTACCGCACCATCATTGCCGATCCCCCGTGGCGCTACAGCCACGGGCGGGGCGTCGCCGGGGGCGTGGAGCACCACTACCCGACGATGAGCATCGAGGAACTGTGTGCGCTCCCCGTCGCCGACCTCGCCGCTCCGGATTCGTGCCTCCTCCTGTGGGCGACGTGGCCGTGCCTCCCTGATGCCGTGCGGCTGATGGAGGCGTGGGGGTTCGCTCACGTCACGGGCTTCCCGTGGGTGAAGACGGACGGGGAGCCTACCCGCACGCTCTTCGGGGAGACGGAGATCCGGCCCCGGTTCGGCATCGGGTTCTGGGTGCGGGGGTGCAGCGAGGCCGTCCTGGTAGGGCGCCGGGGCACCCCACCGCTGCCCTCGGGCGACTTCCTCGGGCTCCTCTCCCCGAACCTCGGGCACAGCCGCAAGCCGGAGAACCTGTACGAATACGCCGAGGCGATGCCCGGCCCCTACCTCGAACTCTTCGCCCGTCGCCCTCGACCCGGCTGGGACGTATGGGGCAACGAAGTAGAGCCCTCCGGCGACGGCGCCCTCCTCCTCGCCCCCGCAGCCGCCCCCGGTGCCTGACGATGCCGCCGGCCCCCCGCCCCGCCCCCACGCGCTAACCCCCTCCTGCCGTGAACCGACCTGAGCTTTTCGAGAGGACCGTGGACGTTCTCGTGCGAGCGTTCTTCGATGGGACGCTCCAGCCCATCAACCCCTGCGCGTGCGCGGTGGGCAACCTCATCTGCGCCGCGAACGGGCTGGCGATGCAGGCGCGGCCATCGGGCAGGATTGTAAGCCCCGCCACCGGGTGGATGGGCCTCATCCGTGGGGTTAAGCCACGGCCCGACGACGACAAGATGCTGGGGTGGCTCGCCAACACGGGCTACGCCCTCCGCGAACTGAACCGGATCGAACGGGCCTTCGAAGGGGGTGCGATCCTCGCTGGCGACCTCGACGAGACCGTCCGCGCGCATTCGGGGCTCATGGCCGTGCTCGATGTGCTATTCGACATCCACGGCGTCGCCGCCGACGAGAAGCCGGCCCACATCGCCCGCTTCTCCCACCCCGCCCTCGCTCCCGCCTGAGTGTCCCCCCGGGCACGCGCCGCGGGGGCCGGGCGGCGTACGCCCGCGCTCCCCGACGCGGCCCACGAACCGAGAACGCCGATGCGCCTCCGCTCCTACGTCATCCGCCTCTGGTGCTCGCACTGCCGCAAGCTCGTGCGGACGTGGCAGTGCCCGCAGTGCCTCGGCCTCACTGCGCCTCGGTGATATCCCGCCGCTTGCCGCGGCCCCCCTCAACCCGAACGCCGATGCTCCCCCAGCTCGTGGACGCCGAAGAGCGCGCGGCCTCGCGCGCCGTGGACGCCCTCCTCGCCGAGTGCGGCGTCCCCCGCCCCACCGAGGGCCGCCCCGTCGGCATCGAAGGAGGGGGCCAGGGCGGGCCGCGCCTGCTCGGCCTCGTGTTCTTCGCCGCCGGGTGCATCGCCCTCCTCGTCGCCGTCTCCGCCGTCCTCTTCCGCCTCTTCCCCTCGCTGCTGCAATGAGCGGAACCGGAATCGCCCCTGACCCCGCCGTGCTCGCCGAGCGTGACCCCCTCCTCGACGCCCAGCACGAGCGCACGTACGCGCTCGGCCACCGCGCCGGCTACGAGGAGGCCCGCCGGCTCGCCCTCGCCCTCGGCGTCTGCCTGCCGCCCTACGGCGCTCCCGAGGAGCGGTGGAGCGACGAGACCGACCGGCACCGCCGAGCCGCCTGAACGCCGATGCTGGACCGCCTCTGCTACGCCCTCTTCACGGCCCTCCCTTGGGCCGCCGCCCGCCGCCGCTGGGTGGAGCGCCTGTTGCTCCCGCGCGCCGGCTCCTACGCCTTCAACGACGCCGAGGGCGCGGCCGAGGGCGCGACTGAGGGCTGCAACGGAGGACCCGAACCCCCCTTCTGAAACGCGCGGCGGGGCGCCGCCTCCGAAAGCAAGCGCCCCGCCGCAGAACTCGGACTCACTAGCCGCAAAGATACCCCATGAACGCCCCCATCGTCCACAACCCCGCGAAGGAGCCGGCCGAGTACGACCCCGGCGTCACCCTCGCCAAGCCCATCGGGCGCCCGCCGCAGAAGTGCCTCCGGGTGCGGAACGGCCGCGCCCTCTGGTACCGCTACAACGTCCGTGACGACCGGCGCGTGCTCGCCGTCGCAGAGACGCCGAGAGGCCCCTACGCCGTGGACGTATACCCCGCCGACCCCGGCCTCGTCCCGCCCCTCGTCCGCCGCTGGACGGTGGAGGTGTGCGCGCCCGACGGCATCGCCTCGTGGCGCGTCCACCACGGCACGCAGGAAGCCGCCTTCCTCGCCGGCCTCGACGCCGTGCTCGACCACCTCGGCGCCGACGCCGAGGCGATCCCCGGCCCCTTCGACGACGAGGTGCCGTCATGAGCGCGTCCCCGTCCTCGTTCCCCGCCGTCTACCCCCGGGGCGTCCGCGCCCTCGTGTGGCTCGCCCTCCGCGCCCGCCGCGCCTGGGGCTGGGCCCGGGACCCCGGCAAGGCCCAGCTCACCGCCGCCGCCGCCCTCGTCCTCGCCCTGGCGCTCACGCCCGACTTCCTCGACGCCTACGCCAAGGCCGCCGAGCGGCCCGTCCGCGACGCCCACCGCACGGCGGAGCTCGTCGCGCGCCGGGTCCGCCGCGCCCGCCGTCGCCGCACCGACGCCATCCGCCCCGCCGAGCACGGAAGCCTCAGGGCGGCCGAGGACTCCGGTGATTGCTCGGGGGCGGTGGCGGCGCTCGCACCCCCCGCTAGCCCCCGATGAAACGGCTCCTGACCATCGCGTTCTCCGCGCTCCTCCCCCGCCTCCGGCTCCGGTTCTACGACCCCTCCGGCGCCGAGGTATCACGCCCCGGCGGAAGGGGGTGGGAGTACCCCTGCTTTTCGTGCGGCGCGCCCTCCGAGACGGGCGGGTACCAGCCCCACGAGACGCGCCGGAAGGTCGGGGGGTACCGCCGGAGTCTCTGCGCCCGGTGCCACGCCCGGCAACGCCGCTGGCACTGGCTGACGTGGCTGGAGACGGGCGAGCGCGTCGAGGTGCCGGAGGTGCGTGGGGAGGGCTTCATCAGCCCGAGCACGACCTACGCGAGCCACACGTATCCCGTCTACCGCCTGTTCGGGCGGGAGTTCGTCTTCGCCCACGCCGCCCGCCACGGCCGACAGAACAGCCTCAACGCGCGCTTCTGGTTCCGCCGCCTGGGCGTCGAGGGCAACAGCCAGGGCGTCGAGCGAGCCACGAAAGCACAGGGCAACGTCCTCATCCTCCCCCTCGCCGACGATTGACCGCCCGCCGCGCCGCTCAGCCCGGGGGGGGGCGGCGGGCGGGGGCGAGCCCCCCGAGTCCAGCGAACCCCGTTCTTTGAGAGTCTGTAACCCCGCCCGTACCTTCCGAGTCGGGCTGAGGCGCCCGGCCCGGTAAGGCTAGCTGTGATGCGGACACATCGCGGTAGGCCCCGGCCGGGTTGCCTCGCCCACCTTCGGTAAGGGCACCGGGGAAGAAGGGCTCAGGCGCCCGCCTCCCCTTCTCGCCCCGGCAGGCCGCCGTGCTTCTCGATGATGTCGAGGAGGATCTCGACGGCCCCGCTCGGCTCCATCTTCCCCTTCTCCAGATCGCTGACGCTCTGGTATCGGGTGTAGCCGAGCATCCGGCCGAACTC